CTGACACACTGATACAAAACCCGATTAATTTTGATAAATTTTATATAAGCAACCTTATCGACTGGTGGAAAAAGAAATCATCTAAGAGATTTGAAAATCTTAAAAAAGATGGTATACTAAGAAAAGAGTTGGAGGTTTGGAACAAAGACATGTACATAGACATTATAAGGTAATGACTAAAGAACAGATCCAAGCTATATTACCTCAACTTTGTTACACAAAGGAACAGGTAGATCAATTAATTGCTGATGCTCTTGCCGAAGCACGTGCTATTGATGAAGAATCAATGCGTAAACATAATCGCAATGCAACAATTATTAGTATGATTCTTGGTGCAATTTGTCTTGCTTTATTTTTGGATGGAACTTTAAGATTATTGGGAATTATACCACCTTTCATGGATATAGATATAAGCATAGTTGATAAGATTACTGATAGAGTGGAGAAGGATGTCCTACCATTAGTACGTAATTACGTACCAAGAATATGATAGGTACAATTGTGGTTAATGCAGATTCAATTAGATTATTTGTTGTTATGATTATGGGTGGTGTTTGGTTTTACCTTTTGAATGAATATATTAGAGAAGGTGATAATGATGAATAATTTAGAAGTTTTTGTTTTTGGTATTATTTTTGCTGGTACTGCTGGTGCTGCTTTTGCATTTATGTGGAAGAGTATGAGTATGGTACGGGAAGAATATAATAAACCACCAAGACCTAAAACTAAAATACCTGCACCCCATCCAGAGATGGAAGGAGTTAAATGGGGTGAGGAATTAATTGTCTTCAGAACCGAAGAGGAAGATGAAGACGATGATGATGACGGTGATGTTCTTTTAACAGGGAGGTAAATTTAATGGAAGAGAATCCGTTTTGGGGTGAACCAACTCCCACTGATTTGTGGGATGACATGGACAGACTTAACTGTTTGTATGAAGAACTTAACTGGGATCATACAGACTACTTAGAGTTTGCCATCGAAGGTAATCATATTACTATTAGAAATAAATCACGGGAGGGTAGATGAATAAGACTTCTCCATCTCATTATCAACGTGGAAAAATTGAAGTTTGGGATTTTATAGCCGATCAAGAACTTGATTATTTCTTAGGTAATGTGGTAAAGTATGTTTGTCGTGCTGGTCATAAAACTCATGAGAATGAGCTTGATGATTTAAAAAAAGCAAAAGCATACATTGATAAACGAATACAAATTATGTTATGACTTCTTCAGTAGTTTTAGTCACTGGTGGATTTGATCCCATACACAGTGGACACATCTCATTACTTAATTCAGCAAAACAAATAGCACCCTTGAGTGCATTAGCTGTCGGTTTAAATTCAGATCATTGGTTAACAAGAAAGAAGGGAAAACCATTTATGCCATTTTATGATAGATTAATGGTTGTCAGAGCATTAAGAGTTGTTGATAATGTTCTTGAGTTTGATGATAGTAATGATACTGCTTGTGATGCAATTGCTCAATGTCTTGAGATATATGATAAAGTAATTTTTTGTAATGGTGGAGATAGACATAATGAAAACACACCCGAATTTAATTTGTATAAGGATGATAGTAGAGTTATATACAGGTGGGGTGTAGGTGGAACAGGTAAGAAACAATCATCTTCATGGTTGTTAGAAGAGTGGGATAATAGAGATAAATCTTCATAGACTGGGGGTTTAAATTATGCGACTTGGAGTAATGTGTTCTGGTAACGGAACTAATTTTCAAAACATAGTTACTAATCCTATATGTAATACACATGAAGTTGTGTTGATGATACACAACACTAAACACTGTGGTGCTGCTAAGAGAGCGGCAAAATTTGGAATACCTCATGTAAGACTTGCACATAAAGAAGAAGATCAAATGATTAAACTCTTTGAGGTATATAATGTTGATCTTATAATCCTTGCAGGTTATATGAGAGTATTAAAGAATCCTTCTAAGTTTCCATGTCCTATTATTAATATTCATCCTTCAATGCTTCCCAAGTATAAAGGATTACATGCTATTGAACAAGCATTAGAAAGTGGTGACCGATTTACTGGTGTTAGTGTTCATTATGTTAATGAAGAGTTAGATGGTGGAGAAATAATCCTTCAGAAAGAAGTTCCTATTTTACCTGATGATGATTTAGATTCATTGACAAAGGCAATTCAAAGAATAGAATATGCTATCTTACCAGCAGCAATTGAACAGCTTAGTCACCAATTACTACCTCAATTTATTAATTCATTATGACACCTTTAAGTACAAATTATAGATTAAAATTAACTGATATTTGTTGTAGAATGATTACGACAGATGGTATATCAGTTTCTTTAGATGAAAGAATATGGATGAACAAGTTATGTGATGCAAATATATCTGCACGTTCACTTGTAGAATCTTTATTATGTCCTGATCTTATTCCTGATAACGATGACTGAATTGAAAGAATGGTTGAACTCCATTAATTTTACAAAGAAAAATCTTATTGATGAAGATCCATCAATAGAAAAAGATTATTCTCCATATATTATTAACAGATGTTTTTCGGGACATATTGATTCTGTGATGTTTGCTAATGAATTAAATTTGAAACCAAATCTTCCAAAGAAACTTCAATATGATTTTTATCTAAATAGTTTGAGGAAAAAGAAGAGATTCTCTCCTTGGCTTCGTAAAGATAAGATAGAAAATCTTGATCTTATCAAAAAATACTATGGTTATAGTAATGAAAAAGCCAGACAAATTCTAAATATTTTGACTAAAGAACAAATTTCATTTATTCGAAAGCGACTTGAGATTGGAGGCAAAAAAGGATGAATTCCATAGTGGAACCTGAAATTAAATGGTCACCTGACCAGATGGTTGAGATTACTCTGAATGAACCAGATGATTTTCTTAAAGTTAGAGAAACACTGACTCGTATTGGTGTAGCATCTCGTAAAGAAAAAAAATTATATCAGTCTTGTCATATTCTTCATAAACAAGGCAGATACTACATCGTTCATTTCAAAGAATTATTTGCATTAGACGGTAAGAGAGCTAATATTACAGTCAACGATGTACAAAGAAGAAACCGTATTATTCAGTTGCTTTTAGACTGGGGATTGGTTACAATTGTAGATACTGATAGGGTACTTGATATTGCACCATTGAACCAGATTAAAGTCCTTGCTTATAAGGAAAAACATGAATGGTCATTGGAAACTAAGTACAACATCGGGAAACGTAAAAAATCCGATACCGAAGAGGAGTAATTGAAAAAATACATTTTTGATGTCGATGGAACTCTGACTCCCAGCAGACAGAATATGTCTCCTGTTTTTTGTGCTGAGTTTATTATATTTGAATGTACATTTGATTGTTATCTTGTTACTGGTAGTGATAGACAGAAGACTGTAGATCAGGTGGGAGAAGATGTCTATCATAGAGCAAAGAGAGTTTATAATTGTTCTGGATCAGATGCTTATGAGAAAGATAAAAATGTTTATAGAAATGATTGGGAATTACCTTGGGATGTAG